CCTTCGCTACAATGCGTCTGCTCAGACAATCGAAGAAGGAATCACTAACGCACTAGCATTTACTAACCGTGAAGGCGGCAAACCTGATCTTTGTATCATGGACTTTGCTTCTTATGCGGCTCTAGTTAATGCTTTGGGCGCAAAGGTTCAATACGTTCAAGTAAACCATGACGAAGTCGAAGTAGCATTCGAAGGTATCACGTTCCAATCAGCTTATGGTCGTGTAACCATTCTTGCTGATCGTTCGTGCCCACCTCAGACTGCTTACTTGTTGACTATGTCGACTTGGAAGATGCGCTCACTCGGCAAAGTTCCACATATTCTCACGTATGGCATGGAAGGCCTCGAAGGTCTAAGAGTCGGAAATGCCGATGCTTTAGAGATCCGTATCGGATATTACGGAAATTTAATTTGTTCAGCTCCGGGCTTTAACTGCGTGGTTTCACTCAGTTCTTAGTCTTTTACTAATATAAATCTTTAATAAGCCCCTACCAAGGGGCTTTTTTATTAATAAATGCTTGACATAAAGAATAGACGGCCTCATACTTATATTAACAAAGGAGATAACAATGATTATCTATAAAATTACGAATAAAGTGACGAATAAGATTTATATAGGCTTAACGTCTGTGTCTTTAAAAGAAAGATGGACTAATCATAAATCCAATTGCAAAAATCCAGCTAAATATACATCTGCATTATATTGTTCCATGCGAAAGCACGGCATAGAAAATTTTAATATCGAACAAATAGACACGGCTTTGTCTCTAGAAGAGTTAAATCTAAAAGAAAAAGTTTACATTAAAGCTCTAAATTCTCTTGTACCTAATGGCTATAATCTAGACGATGGAGGCGGCAGTCAGAATTGTCATCCAGAAACGCGAGCTAAGATCAGCGCTACACTTAAAGGTCGTCCGATAAAGAACAGGATGAATGGCGCACCTAAAGGGCGCCCCGTATCAGAAGAACGTAGGAAACAGATATCTGAGACATTAAAAGGACGTCCAGCAAAGCAAAACAATCAGCCTATAAAGAATGTAGAGACTGACGAAGTATTTGAGTCTCAAAAAGAGGCGTCTAAACAACTTAAAGTAAGTCGTCAAACTATTAATAAATGGACTAAAGCGGGTAGATTTATTAAAGTTTGACAGAAATCCTCCGATAAGTTAATATAAATTTGAAAGGAGTTATAAAATGGAAGCCAAATCACTTACACATCCATTCAGCTACACTTTAGGCACAGGGCCTTACCGTCTCGTGGACTTTTTCGCTCTTGTGATTCCTTCTGAGGCGAATCAGGGACGAAATAACTTTCATCTTGCGCCTAAAAATCTCAAATCGGGATGCGGAACGTGCGCCCATTGTGGTCATGGCATTATCAATAACTATATCGTCCAGAACGGTTTAGGCGAACGCTTCGCAATCGGTAGTGAGTGTGTAGAGAAAGCTGCACATAGCGGCGAGTTTGAAAATATGTCCGCTTTTGAGAAACATCAGCGCCAATTAAAACGTCAGCAAGGTCAAGACCGGCGCGAGCGCCAACGAGTAGCGCTAAAAGAAAAACTCACTACTCTTGTAGTGGCAAATTCTAAAGTGTTAGACACCATTCCGTTTGAACGCGCATATACAAAAACAGCATGGGACTATTGCGCGTGGTATATTAAAAGCAATCACTCACTCGGCGGCTACAAAGTTTTTCAGAAAAAACTCAATGATTGGGGTGTAAAGTGAAATACACCATAAAAGACTTTCGCGCTGACTTCCCGAACGACAAAACGTGTCTCGCTTTTATAACAAGAAACCAAGGAGCAATAATGATTATCAAGGATTTTAAAAGATAGTATCGAAATACTACAAAACGCGATAGAATATTTAAAGAAAAATGCTAAAGTTTGACACGAGTAATCCGATAAGTTAGTATAAAGTAAGTCTGGGAGGACATATGAACTACTACTTAAAAGTAACAGAAGAAATGGGCCGAGGCCTCTACGCCGCAGATGTAAAAGTAGATACGACTAAATACTCAGTGAATCTAATGTAAATAACTTAAAATTCCGGGAGGAAATATGAAAACTAAACTAACAACAGCACTAACGATTATCTCACTTGCAATGCTAACAGCCTGCAGCGGCTTCCAGGCCGTAACAGGCTACATAGCCCCAGTCCTTACAGTACAACCAACACAGCCAGGAGTTTCCTGCGATGTCTACTCAATTCCAGACGGCACGTATATCGCCCCACAAGGCTACTACACAGTCGTTAACTGGGATACGATGCTAGCAGCCGGTACGTATCAATTCAACACAACACTGGCTAACTTCGATACGCCGAATGAATCAGATACAACATTATTCCAAAGTTTTACGCCCGCTGAGCAAGCCCAGATCGGAGTTACGAACTTCGCGCTTGATTGCCAAGGCTACCTTAATATTCCTGAAACAGGAGAGTACTACCTAACCCTAGGCAGCGATGATGGCTCAGAACTCCTTATAGATAACGCCATAGTCATTAACATGCCGCAAGCCCAGGCTTTCGCTAGCCAAACTGCCGCTATTAACCTTACAGCAGGACTCCATAAAATCAACGTACTTTATTTCCAAGGCCCGGCTACAAATCAAGGCCTGGAACTCTCATGGGAAGGCCCATCAAATCAAGACCTCGGGCTAATAACTACCATTCCGGCATCGGCATTCAGTCATAGTGGTGCGGAATAATGAGTGTTAAAGGAAAGTACTTCTTCAAAGTAGGCAATATAGTAAAGAATAATGGCGAACACGGATATCATTTAGGTGTCGGCAAAGATACATTAGCGATAGTAACATACAGTCATATCATGGAATCTATAGGACATAACTGCGTGTATATAACTGATCTAAGAACAGGTAAAGTAATTGATGGTGATTGGAGTTATCGGTGGTTCGAATTAGTTTATCCAGATAAATCAAGCTTTACTCGCCTTGAAAGAATAGTTTATGGAATCGAATAAAAAAATAGACAAAGGTTTCAAAATAGGCGATATAGTAAAATCAAAAGAATCCGAAGTAGGTTTTACTCATAATATAGAAGCTGGAGCATTCTATATAGTCATAGGATTTAAATCAATGTATAAATATCTAATCCTGCATACTCATCCTGGAAGCAGTGGCTGGGAACAAGACAGATTTGATTATATAGGTAAAGTTTCGCGCCTAGAAAGAATAGTCTATGACATCGAATAGTTTTGAATTCAAAATAGGCGATATAGTAGAGTTAATCGGGTCTAACTGGGCACCCGAATACCTGGGGCAAGTCTGCATCGTTACATCTACGAAGGCATCTGTAAGTTTCTATAGTATAGAGGCGATACCGTTCATGGTATCAGGGCCTGTGTTTTTTACAAAAGGATTTAAAGTAATAAGACAAAGTACTTTACTTGAAAGAATTATATTTAATATCAAAATAGAACAGAAATAAACTTAAGTTTGACAATAATCTTCCGATAAGTTAAATTGAACCAAACAATCCCAGGAGGGAATATGAACATAAAAGACTTTAAAGAAAGCCTACCATACTTATTCAAAACAGAGTTAACCCCTTTCGTATGGGGTCACGCAGGAATTGGCAAGACAGAAAGTATCCGCCAAGTCGCTAAAGAACTGAACTACCACTTCTTCCCGCTTTATCTCGGCACAATGTCAGACCTCGGCGATATCCTAGGTCTCGCTGAGTTCGTCGATAACGGCGATGGCAGTAAGTCAACTAATTTCGCAACGCCGAAGTGGTTGTCAGATGCAATTAAGTATTGCAATGAAAATCCAGACTCAGGAGCAATCATCTTCATGGACGAGTTCAACCGTGCTCGCCGAGACATCTTGAATGGCATGTTCTCATTTGCTTTAGATAAAACATTCCATACAATTAAGCTCCCTAAGAACTGCCATATCGTTGCAGCTGGAAATCCTCCAACAGACGAGTATTTTACAACGGACGTCGATGAAACAGCACTTATGGCTCGCTTCGTACACATTAAACTTGAGCCGTCTATTACAGAATGGACTCAGTTCGCTAAGGCCGCAGAAGTAGACGCGAGCCTAATAGGTTTCATTCAAGATCAACCGCATCTCCTTGAAGAAAAGCGCACAGAGTTTAATCTCCCAATTAAAGTTGACCGTCGCGCATATAGCCGCCTTAATAAGCTCATGAAAGCTGAAACGCCAAGTCATCTCATGGACAGCCTGATGCCCGGTATTATAGGCCTTGAGCGCACAGTTGCTTACAAACAATATTTAAAGGAGATCGATAAGCCTTTAACTGGCGAGCAGGTCTTTAAACATGAACGCCCAGATCTCATCGAGAAGTGGAGTAATCCTGAAAACGTCGCGGCATCATTTCTAAATGTAACCTGCGATAATGTAAAAGACCTTTTCGTTAAACGCGATACGACTAAGGATTTACTCAAAGCCGCCGAGAAATCTAACTTCATGTGGTTCCTCAAGACAGTGCCAAAGGATATTGCTTATCCACTTATCATGGCGCTGGTTAAAGGCCAAAACGCGACATTCAAAGACTTCGATCTAGATCCACTCTATGAAGATCAAGTCGCAGAACTAACTCTAGCGGCTCGTGGCACAGAAGACAAGAAGAAAGAAAATAAATAAGCAAGAACTGGCGGAGGAATTATGGAATCGAAGATAGAAGTAAAACCAAAGAAGATCAAGGTTCTTAAAAACAAAGACTGTATATCTCAAGCTATAGTGAATCTCTTTGACAAAGAACGCTTCTATGCAGAGATTATCTGTCAAATGCGTAGATTTGTTTCAGATAAAGTTCCTACAGCAGGTGTTTGTATTAAAGATCAAATCGAACTCCATATAAATCCAGAGTTCTTCGAAAGTAGAACTCCAGATGAACGAGTAGCAATTCTTAAGCATGAATGTGAACATATCCTTCGTGACCATATCGGGAGGGCTAAGGAATTAGCCCCAGAGGTCTACTCTAAGCAAAAAGACGTAGAGTCAAATATATTAAACAGCATGAAGCACAAGACTCTCAACATTGCTATGGACTGCGCGATAAACGGGATTATGAAAGACTTGCCAAAAGAAGGTGTCTTTCCTAAGCAATTCGACCTTAAAAATGGCGAAACAATGGAGTGGTATCTAGAGCAACTAAAGAATGATGACAAAGCAAAAGACCTCATGGAATTCGATGGCCACGAACTCTGGGCTGAAAGCGACGACGAGAAAGATGAAATCAAAGAGAAGATCAAACAAGCAGTTAACAAGGCCGCCAGCAAAACTCGCGCAGCAGGGAAATTAACTGCAGATCAAGAACTCCTCGTTTCTGAGTTTAATAAATCAGTCATTAACTGGCGCAGAGAATTAAAGCGTTTCGTCGCTAGAACTCTCGAAACTGTAATCGATTCTAGTAAGAAGAAAAGAAATCGCCGCTACGGCGTTACAGTTCCCGGCATGATTAAAACAGAATCTTTACATATCGGAGTCGCAGTCGATACATCGGGCAGCGTATCAGATGAGGCCTTAACGCAGTTCATGTCAGAGATCGGCCAAATCGCTAAATACGCTAAAGTTACAGTCGTAGAAGCCGATGCAGAAATTAAAAACTCATATGAATACAATCCAAAGAAGAAATATAAAGTCGCAGGTCGAGGCGGAACGGCTTATAAGCCTGCATTCGACTTCTTCAATAAGAAAGAAAATCAAGTCGACGGAATGATTTACTTCGGTGATATGGACTGCTTCGACACAGAGAAACTCGTTAAGCCTAGATATCCTGTACTCTGGGCTATTGTAGGCAGCCAAAATCCTCCAGCAGACTTCGGAGTACAGATTCGAGTTCTGGTTAAAGAATGACGCCTATTAAAATAGGCGGAAGATATATAGTAAAAGATGTGGCGCGGCGTAATGATCTATATTTCAATGATTTCATTATAATAAGGCGTCATTCAAGTACAACAGTATGGTGCTATGAGTTATCTAGGAATATAGATGATTCTGACTTAACTGATGAGTATATACAAAAGAACTGTATTCTTGTTGATGAGTTATCAAAATTAGAAAAGATTGTATGCGGGGTAGAATGAATCTTAGACTTTTATGGCTAACAGTAGCCGCTATTTTAATTATCTTCGCAGGAAAGTGCGCCCATGCAGACTACAAGATTGCAGTCATAGATACGGGCATTAACCAGCACCTCACAGATGCGCCGATATGTAACGCCGCTAGAAATGATCTCCATCCTTTATTTCACGGCACTAATGTCGCAGATCTAATCTATCGTAATGCCGGAGATGGCGGTTACTGCATAATTTCTTTCCGTGCATTCGATCCAAACTTTAATCCAGCAGAGTACACAAATGCATTAATTACTTTAGCTAGGATAAAGCCAGATATCATAAATCTTAGTCTTGCAGGTACAGTCTATAGTTCATATGAAGCAAGTTTAATCAAGAAACTCCTAGACCAAGGAATTATCATCTTCGCCGCAGCCGGTAACGTACATCACGACCTCGATAAAGCCTGCGATATCTATCCAGCTTGTGATGACCCAAGGATAGTAATCGTCGGTACATACGATAATAACTCAAGCTACGGATCTAGGGTACGGATCAAGACACGTCGCTCTACGCATTGCATTGGCGGTAAATGCCTTATAGGAACGTCTCAGGCCACAGCTGCCGAAACAGGCCGGTTTATTCGATTCCTTAAGGAACATGAATGACTATAAATATAGGCGATATATTTGAGACCATTATCGATGAAGTATGGTATAAAACATTCATTATTACTAAAGATACCGGGGATGATATCTATGAAGTTACTTGTCTTATTGAAGGACTTTATTATAATACAGTGAATACTCCCCTCTCAAATTTTGATAGTCATTATTTACAGAGCGCTCAAGTACGCATTATAGGAAATAAAGATAGTCTCTCGCGTCTTGAGCGCATAATCTGGGGTATAAATGAATCAAACTAAAGTAGCTCCAGGCCAAATCTGGGTTAAAGTCACAGATGAAAAATTATGGGGAATAATGAATAAAGACTATATTATTAATGGCCGTGAAATAGTCATACAAGAACTCAGACCAAATAAAAATAACCCGACACTATGGACATTTAAGTATTTATCAGAAATGAGCAATTCTTTTGCGTATACTTGGAATGCATGGAAAGAAGAAGAACTTATAGAAAACTTTAAACTTCTTGGCACTTTATCTAAACTCGAAAAGATTATATTTAATATCAAGGAAATCGATACGTAAACTCAATCCTTCGATCTATTATACTCTTCGTTAAATAAACTCCAGCGCCAAGGTACATCTGTGTACTTTTATCTACATTCTGCTGTACATGATTAAACGATTGATTAATAGAAGTATCAGCGCCTGTATACCTCACATAAGCATCAAGAGATTTCTGACTAGAAGCGCCCTTACTGGCCGCCGATGCAACTACAAGTAATGCAAGCAATGCGATATTAGTCTCCATTAAACACTACCAAACCTGGATAGTCATAAGCATCACAAGGAGTATCGCTGCCATCAAATACAAATATGATATCTGGAAGCCCGCGCCCGCCTCTCTCGATTTTAATGATCTCGCCTTCTCTATGAGAAGATGGCTCATAAACCCTACAACCAGGCACGAGATTATTAGGATCGACGCGAGAAAGTAAAGACTTTGTCTCATTATCGTCATTCATAGTACCTCCAGATCTAGTATATCAGGACTAGAATAAAAGTCAAAATAATGCTAAAGTATCCTCAGAAAGGTACGATAAGATAGTAACCAGGAGGAATTATGAAACTATCAGACTTTACAAAAGAAGTACTTGCAATGCCGGTTAAAACCGAACAAGGCGTAGTTAAGCCTATGCTGCATTACTATACAGCAGACCCAGCTACCGCTATGTTTAAGCATATGACGAATATGATTAATACTTATGGCGCGGACAAAGTAAGCAAAATAATCGAATCTTTAAAAAAGGAAGGAATCCTATGATGTCTAAAGCCATTAAAATCAAAGAAATCGAGACTAGTAAGTTCTCAGTGTTTTTAGAACAAGACGAAGACCATAAATTCGTTATTAGATATAAACGCAGCACAATGGAGAACTACGCCTATCTCAGTTTCACAGATTTGAATTTCGCAAATAAAATCTTCGATGATACACTTATAAGCCTTGAAGGGCACTAAATGGCAAAGGTAGATTATTTTAATAAAATAGAAACCCTATTAAACCAAGTTCCTAAGGTTATATATGTAGATTTTGCTTTGTACTGTGCTAGAGACCAGTTAACTAATATTAAAGACAAAGACTTGAACAAACAAGTCTCAGATGCGTTAGATATAATAGAAAGATTTAATCGAGGGTTAGCGACTCAAGCCGAAATCGAAGCAGCCCACAGCGCGGCCAGCGCGGCCAGCGCGGCTTACCGCGCGGCCCACAGCGCGGCCTACAACGCGGCCAGCGCGGCCAGCGCGGCCCACAGCGCGGCCAGCGCGGCCTACAACGCGGCCCACAGCGCGGCTTACAGCGCGGCCAGCGCGGCCAGCGCGGTTTACAGCGCGGCCAGCGCGGCCAGCGCGGCCAGCGCGGCTTACAGCGCGGCCCACAGCGCGGCCAGCGCGGCCCACAGCGCGGCCCACAGCGCGGCCCACAGCGCGGCCAACGCGGCCAGCGCGGCCCACAGCGCGGCCCACAGCGCGGCCCACGGCGCGGTCTATGATTCTAAGATAAAGGAATATTATTTCGTTTTAGTTAATAAAATTAAAGATTTAACGCGATTAGAAAAGATTATTTACAACTTAAAGATAAACTAGACAATAAATAATTTCAGACATGACGGGAAGGTTAGGACCTGAGATACTCTCAAGCCTTCCCTAGACTCTGCCACAGATATAGGTGAGATCGCGGCTATAGCCTCTACGATCATAACGTGGCAAAAAGAGAGTATCTATGGCTAATCGTAACTGGGCATCAGGCGGCAAAGTCTATTCAATGCACGTCTCGCCCGTCCTTCTTGACTGTAACTTCATCGTAGACTCAACTAACGGCAATGGCCTAGGCATTCGCAGCCTTAAAGGCCCTGCAATCCAGAACGTGTTTATGAACACGTCAGCTACTCCTGGCCCCGGTAATACAAACCCAAATACCCCAAATGTAACAGTAACTAATCCAAATCCAGCTCCCGGAACGATTATCATCCAACTCCAAGATAGATATAACATGTCGTTCAGCGGCTTTAACTCAGAAGTCTCGCCTGTATCAGGCGCGGCACTTCAAGTCGATGCAGCGGCGCTGACAGCGGGCGTAGCTTATGTCATAACGACTATCGGCAATGCTACGGCGGCTCAATGGGCAACTTTAGGCCTTCCAATCGGCGTTACCCCAGCAGTCGGAGCATCATTCGTAGCCGCTAATACAGGAGCCGGCCCGGGTACTTCTACATCTCGAGTCATGACTACTGCAACTGCCGGTACAAATATCTGCACAATTGAAACAGTTGGTGATCCAAATGCATCTATAGCCCCAACTCCATCAGCAAACCAAGGTTTCGGGGCACAAATTATAGTCCAATGTCGCGCATACGGCGGCGCTGTAACAGCTCCCGCTAATGGCTCTGTAATAAGTTTAGCTATGTACCTTAGTAATTCTTCTATTAAAGTAATGGGAGAGTAACATGGCAAACAGGAATTGGGCTTCTGGAGGTAAGATCTACTCTGGAATCGTAAGCCCCGTGCTTATAGATATGAATTTCATCGTAGACTCAACTAACGGCAATGGCCTAGGCATTCGCAGCCTTAAAGGTCCAACCGTTGCAAATGTTTATATGCAAACAACTGCAACACCAGCTAAAGGCAATCCCCTAGTTGCATCAGGCAGCACGCCAAGCAACGCTATAAATCTAAACACCGCTGCTAACTTCGCTATATTAGCTAATAGTGCTATTACAGGTAGTACAGGTGCAGGCTCGGTAGTTACAGGCGATATGGGTATATACCCTAATAACGGAAGTTCTATCACGAACTTCCCGCCTAGCACTGATATTGGCACAATTCATGCAGCAGATGGTGTGGCATTAGCAGGCCAGACAGATGCAACACTTGCTTTCTACGCTATGAATGCACTAACTGCGACTGCTATCTCGTCTACACTTGATGGTCAAACACTTACGCCTGGTGCATATAAAGAAGCATCAGGTACATTCAATCTAGCACAATCAGGCCCAGGCACACTTACATTTAACGGACCAGGCACCTATACATTCCAAGCAGCCTCTACCCTTACTACAGGAGCAGGTGGATTACCAACGTTTGCATTCATTGGCGGCGCTACTCCTACGAATACCTTTATTAATTGGGCTGTAGGCAGCTCTGCTACGATCAATGCAGGCGTATCTAGTTCAGGCGCAACGTTTTATGGTAACGTAATAGCTCAAACATCAGTAACTGCTACACAAGCAGGCACTATTGACGGCAGACTCATAGCGTTAACAGGCGCTGTAACACTTAGTAACACAAACGCGGTTAATAAGCCAGCAAACGCTACTCCTACAGGCGCTTCTGTAGGCCTTATCGTAGTTCAACTCCAAGATAACTACAACAAAGTACTGAAAGGCTTTAAATCAATTGTATCTCCAGTATCAGGTACTCCTCTTACAGCTACTACAGCGGGCGTTCCTTCAGTGATTGTAAACCTAGGCACAGCTACTAGGGCACAATGGACTGCAGCAGGGCTTCCTTCAGGCGTTACTCCAGCAGTAGGAGCAAGCTTCGTACCCGCGACTTCAGTTACTATTGGCGGAAGCGCAGCTATCGAAATCACAGCGAGCGCAGGCTCTGGTATTACAACTATAGAGACTGTAGGCGATCCTAACACGACTGTAGCCCCTAATCCGACTAAGAACCAGGGCTACGGCGCGAGTCTTATACTCCAAGCCAGAAATTACGCAGGAGCTATTACAGCCCCAGCAGATGGCACAGTTATTAGTCTTGCATTCCTATTAAATCAGTCGAGTGTAACAACTCAGGGAGAATAACATGGCAGGCGCGCCAGGTATTCCCCAGAATTTCATCGCACAGACCGCAAATATGGTCAATCTCGTTAGCTGGGATCTCTCAGCTGGCGCGACTAGTTATTTAATCCAGCGTAGTCTCGATAATGTAACCTATACTCCGTTAGTTACAATTACAGGCAGTCCATTAGCTACAAGCTATGTCGATGCTGCTGTAGTCGACGGCATTCAGTATTGGTATAAAGTAGCAGCTACTTCTACAGTCGGCAGTATTAACTTCACTGGGCAGCCGGTTTTAGGCGATACAATAAGTATTAACAATACAGTCTTCACAGCTGTAGCTGGAACTCCAGTAGATAACCAATTCAATATAGGATCAACTGTAGCGCAGACTATAAGTAACCTAAGCAATCTGGTGAATAACACAATCCCAGGCTACGTAGCTGCTACACCTACAGCTACCCAATTAATAATCACTGCCTTGGCCTCAACTGTAACACAATTGTCCTCATCTCTAACAAACACGACAACCACGGTTTTCAGTTTAGGTGGCACAAGTCCTTATACTAATCCTCAGACTGTTATCCCTGCGCCCACAGGCGAGCAAACATTACTAAGCTTACGACTATCAGCCCAACAACGTGCCGATAGGGTGAATTCTCAGTTCGTAACTACATCTGAATGGAATCAATACATAAAACAAAGTATGTTCGAGCTATATGATCTGTTAGTAACAGTCTATGAAGACTATTTCTTAGCTCCTCCAATACAATTCAAATCAGACGGTGTAACCTTTCAATATCCCTTACCTAATGGTATATTGACTTATATGTCAGGTATACAGCCTAATACAACGATAGTAGGCGAGCCCTTTTATAAAATCATGGGCGTAGACTTAGGCCTACAAACAGCTAATAATGCCTACGTAACAATAAATAAATTTAACTTCATTGATAGGAATCGCTTCGTATATCCGAATACTTCTAGCACTATCTATGGCGTATTTAATCTACAATATAGAGTACTTGGGTCTAACATTGAATTTATTCCTACTCCTTCGGCAGGTCAGGTCATCCGTATCTGGTACATCCCTAGAATGGTTGAGTTACTCCAGGACACAGATACAACTAACTTCGGTATTAACGGCTGGGCAGAGTATATAATCGTTAGAGCAGCTAAATACGCTTTAAATAAAGAAGAATCAGATACAACATCCTTAGACCAAGAACTCCAATTCCTTATTAAACGCATTGAAGAGACTGCTGCTAACAGAGATGCCGGACAACCCGATAAGATCTCAGATACAAGAAGCGGCAATGGCAATGGCTGGGGCACAGGCGGCTTCGGTAGTGGTTATAACGGCGGCACGGGTGGCTGGTAATGGCTCAACTCGCGCAACGTTTAACACTTACACAAATGCAGCAACAATGGGCAGCAGAACTCAATCCTATTATAGCTAATCCTACGACTAATCCAGGGTTATTAATAAATATAACTCTTAAAGCAGGAGTTAATGTAATTAATCATCTCCTAGGCAGAATGCAGCAAGGCTGGACTCTCACAGATGTAAACGCAGCTATAACAGTATATAGATCTGCTCCATTCAATGCTTTAACACTGACTCTTACAGCCTC